GCCATTATAAACTATCATACCCTCTGTTCCTGCTTCATCTTGGTCAATATGCCTAGACTCTACTGGTTCTTCTTCTACTTCTGGTTCTGGCTCTACAACTTCTTCTTCCTCCTCTACTATTGGTTGTTCTTCTGGTGGAGGTGGAGGTGGTGGAGTTTCTCTAACTATTGGTGGGGCCTCTTCTTCAGTTGGTGGAGGTGTAGGAAAACCTGTTGCACCAATGTTTCCTCCTCCGCCTCTCATTACTGTGTTTAAAGCTGTTGTCCAACCTGTTGAGTCTATGGTATGATCGACACCAACAACTGTAAAATATACTCCAGAATATCTTGGTGGAAGATAATCTATTGTCATAGGTAATCCCCATTTTATACCTGATATTCCGTCAATAGTTAGTCCTAGTGATAGTGGAAGAGTTGCTCCAATTGATCTAGCACTAACCCTTATTTTTTCTCCGCCATCTGCGCCATCAACTGAAAATTCTGTTTGTGTCTCTATCATTTTTCTAGTTGCAGTGTTTGCTGCTTCTATTGACTCTGCACCAACATTTTCTGCTAATTCTACCCTGGAATCTTTATATGACTCCACTATTCCTTTTATAGTTGCCTCTTGATCTGTTGGGCCATTTTGATCGTCTTTACAGCATTCTTCGTCTTTTTTAAGACTTTCAACCATTTTTATGTTTTCATAATCCATGTCAACAACTCTAGCATTCCAAAAACCAAAATCACTAGTATTATCTTCTCCCATTTCATGAGAATTAACCTTTCTATTTGTACCATACATTACCTGTGCAGCAATGTTTCCTGACAGTTTTGTTTCTAGATTTACGCTTCTTGCAATAGATCTTGGGCCCATTACTGGGAAGACAACAACTCTATCTTTGTCTTCACTATCATCATCAATGGTACCTGAATCAACTATTCTTAGTATTGAAGGGTTATCTGGGTCTTCAACTACAGAAAGATCAAATTGATTTGAGCAGGCTTCTGAAATATCATCTAGTATTTTTTGAATATATTCTGCTACTGTTTTTGAATCATCTAACGATTGTTCCAAATGCCTTACATTTAATAACATTGAGCCTAAAAAACCTTTCATTGGATTTCCGTCAACTGCAAAGTTTAGTCCGCCAGCTTTTGCCTCTTTTAATCCTTTTAGAGAAGATTCATTTACATTGTCATCATCGAGTAACCAGGCTACTCCTGCTGAAATTAGTGCTAATCCTCCAGTAACAATTGCAACTGGTGCACCAACTCCTGTTGCAGCTGCTCCTGCAGTAGCTACACCTAATCCTACCGCGGCTCCTTCAAACCAAGCTTGAATAGCTGGAGATCCATCTTCAAAACCAGTATAGTGTTCTTGTCCTGGTAGTAAACACACATTTGGATTCGAAGATATTAAATAAGGATTAACATTTGGTATTGTTAAACCTCTACTGTCTAATGCTCCAATACCATTGTTTTCTCTTTTAACTAAAAACTTAGCCTGAGACTGTGACTTAAAATTATTCCATATTTTTGTCCATGTTCTTTCGTTTTGTGAAATATCATTTTGTGCAGCTGGATCTAAATCTGATTCTGTTTTGCCACTATTAGGATTGATTTTTGGAATAAGTAATTTATTTATCATTCTTTCTTCAAAAAAGTCCCATGTAACGTAATAACTAATTTCGTCATTAAATGATTGTTCATCATTATCTTTTTCCTTGTCTTCATCACTTATATCTTTATCAAATACTATGGCTGTTCCTGCAAATACTTCTCCACCGCCATGGCCTTCAACGGTAAAGGCTTCTCCTTTTTCCATTGTTTCGTATAAAAATGAACAAATTGTTTTAACGTTTGGTTGTTTTTGATCTACGTCTTCTTCATCATCAGCGTCTGAACATCCATTTGAAACTGACGCCGTTTGGGTTGGGGTTTCTAGCATTATGTTTCCCATAGAAGTTAATTCAACACTACAATCAAAACCTCCGACTTCGTTTAGTGTCCAACTAAAATTTGATACTTTACCTTTTGCAGCGTCGTAACAAAATTCTGCAGACTTAGATAATTCACGTACCTTTTTATAGAAATCAGACATTGAGCCTAAAGCTCCAGGACTATCTAATGGCATTTTTTGAAATACTCTGGATCCATCTTGTTTTGTTGTCCAGCCCCACTCAACACATTGAAAAGTACCTAAAGACATATATAAAGCTTCCATAGCCTTTAGTTGTTCTAGCGACCAGCACTTAAATTCATAGTTAATTTTTCTAAGGGCGCCGGTTGAACCTGTATCTTTTACTGATAGTGAAGTTATCCCAGGCCTAGGCTCATTTCTATTATTTAGGTCATACGAAGTAGTTAATCCTTTAAGATTTCCGCTAAACAATTGAAACTGCTTTCTATATTGTGTATTGCCATTTATTTTTACGTTAGAGGTTACCCTAATAAAAGGTTGTCTTCCGTGTGTCCATGCTTGATAACCTTCTGGTATTACGTCGATTCTTTTACCTAAAGCAGATTTTAAGGCTTTTGGCCATGGCCTAGCTAAAAAACTTCCCATTATATAACCCTTCTATTTTGTACTATATCATTAAATTTATTTATTATACTGTCAGTATCCATAGGAATTCTTAATTGTTTTCCTGCCGGTATTGCCAAAGATCCTTTTCCTAATCCATTTGCTTGTGCTATTATCCACCAAAGTGTTACGTCGTTGTAATATTCTCCAGCCAAAATATCTAATCTATCTCCATATCTAGCTCTTATGTAAATATCTTCTGAAGATCTATCTATTTTAGGATACATTGTTGTTGCATAAAATGTTCTTCCTGTATCTTTGTTTTTTCTCTGTTTATTTGTTTCATACCTATTCATTATTGTCTCCAGGAATCATTGGTTATCGCTGCAAACGCGTCTGTTGTACTACTATGTTGTCTATCAGTTACCTCTCCGCCAACATTAGATTTACTAAATAATATTTTTCCACTAACAGAGCAATCAATGTAAAACGGCAGCTGTCTTCCTTCGTCTATATCCCATGAGCCATTGTCAACTGGGGTTAAAGTAAAACCATCAAGAATAAATGGGTTTTCTTTCCACCAATCTCCTATTGTTAATTTTAGTAGTGGTCCTACAGGTAATCCGCTTTGAAATTCTGGAAGAGTCATCTGTATAAACCTATTTAATCGCTTATAGTTTGCCTCCATCTCTGCTCTTGTAAAGCTGTAAACTTTAAAGTTAAAACTAGCTGCTCTTTCTACACTTTGAAATAAATACGTTGGGGTTGTTCTACCTACATATGATATATCTTGCCAACTATAATTGAATGCATCACTTATTCCGTCTAAAAATGCTCTAAATTGTAAAATTTCTTCTGCTGCATTAGGTCGTTTACTGCTAAATTTAAAGTTTATGAAATCTTCAAAATTATCTGCATATTCAGCAGCAGCCTCTCCCATTATTCCAGGTGTTATTGATGTAGGATCTACTACTTTATCATCTACTCCTAAATCAACTTTTCTATCTGACCTATCCATGATAGCTCCACCATCTGCCGATAGTAATCTACCATAGTTTCCTCCAAAACGAGTCATTCTATCTAAACCTTCCCAAGGTAGAGCTGTTGGATCACCTCCATTTGGTTGTTGAAAGTTTTTATTGTTGTTTTCTAATAGTTCTCTAAAATCCATTAAAGGGTGACCTATTCTATCATCATTTCTAGGAATTTGACCATAAGCAAGGGTTGTATATCTTCTCAGCCTTTGATTTTGAGAGTTGTAAAATGTACTATCTTCTTCAACAACTGGATCTGGAGAGTGGCCATCTGAAGTTACGTTACTACTATTTTCAGGGGCTGCATCTTCTCCATCTATGTTTATTATATTGTCTAATCTTAGGGCTAATTGAGAATTATTACTACTGTCTTCAGACGTCATATCATCAAAGATATTAGAGCCATTTTTATCACTATACTTATTGCCTTCGTCTGGGGTATCATATACTCTGGCAAATGATGGATTTTCTCCATCATTATTTTTACCAGTAAAGAATCTAGAATCTGCGTATGTTCCTCCTGTTTGTTCGTGTTGGTTTATACCAATACCTACGTTTGATCTAAATATAGAAGTACCGCCAATACCATAAACAGAACCCGGGCCTAAAAATCCTTTGTCTGATAAACGAGCAATTTTAGTTTTACCCATTCCTCTTACAAAAGCTGGTATTTTACTGCTCAGTGTTCCGAGAAAAGAATCTGGTTGGTCATCTCCAGTTACAGCTAGTAATCCAGATTTTAAATCTGTCTGTAAAAATGCTAGCCTAGATTTTGTTCTTGGACTTCCATCGCCAAGAGGGGTTGCATCTCCAGTAGTTGAATCAAGATTAACATCTGCTTTATCTGTTAGTTGGCTTGTATCAGGTGAATCAAATCCTGCCTTTTTAAGGGCTGACTTAGCGCCTTGGCCTCCTGAGCCTTGTGAAAGCGGAGATTCGCTTTGAAATATATTATCTTCGTATCTAGCATTTTTAGGTAATTGGCCATTTAGTGGTCCTAATCCATGTCGTACTAAATGTATACCAACAGCATTTGTTAATGTTTGAGCTACTGTTGGTAAACCTAACGCATATATTCTATTTGCTCCAATTCCAATAATATTATCAATTTGCATTTTAGGATTAGTAAGTTGCATTCCTACATTTTTAGCAATAAATAATAATCCTTTTGGACTTATTAAAAATTTACCTATTCTAAGAGCATCAAATAAAGATCTATTTATTGCTGTTCCTATACCACCTCTAATTAAATCTATTCCAAGCAATGAACCTTTACCTCCTTTTGCAGAGGGTGAATCACTAAATAAACTCCAGTTACTTCCAATATCTCTTTGAACGAATGGTTGGTCTGTAGCGTTTCCAAATGAATGAACATTTGTTGATTCTCTTCTAAGGTCTGTTTCACCTACACCTGGTATTGATGTATATTGTTTTGCTATTTTTGAATCAAAAGAATCATTACCAAATTGAGATTTTCTAGCAGATATTGAGGTATCTCCATAAGGACTACTTCTACCTAATAGTTTAAACTGTTGACCTATACTGTCTATTTTACCGGGTGCAGATGATGGAACAACTTTAGATAAAACGCTATCATATCTTTCACTGGCAAAGTTATAAGATCTATTTGTAGATGGAGTATTAGGATAAGTGTAATTATTATCTTCTATTCCAATAAAATCACTAGCCCCTCTATATTGTCCTAAGTTTTTTAAATTAAATCCATTTTGTTTTATATCTGCTATTGTATTATATGCACCACCTACTTTTTCATTGTACTGTTGTCTAGTCCAAGTTGATGTTGTTCCAGGATTATCTGTTGACATTTGAAACTTTAAGTTTGGCATGCTACCAATTACTCCTGTAAAATCGCTTGGACCTAGATGTTTTTTGCCAGTAATAAAACCATTCATATCTATATCTGAAAGTCCGTTGTGAACCTTTAACTGAGTAGATAGTTTTTGGCTTGCAAACTTAAATGCTCCTGCCTTTCCACTTATTCCTTTAAATTGACTATTTGGATTAGTCATATTTTTTGTAAAACCTGAAGCATCTATATTTGGAATTCCATTAACTATCTTTAAGTCTGGGGTTGTAAATCCAGGCACAAAACCAAATGCTGAAACTTGGGTACCAAATTGACCCGGAGAGGACATATTATTTGAAACAGCTGGAGCTGTACCAGGTGGATTACCCATATTATTAGAAACTGATGGACCAGATTGTCCCGGGGCTAACATATTATTAGATACTTCTGGCGCTGTAAATACTGGGCTAAATAAAAATCCAGCTGGAGATATACCTATTTTTTCTGGTGTTGATGGTGTTGAAAATACTTCAACATTAGATGTTATAGGGCCTGGGGTAAATGCTCCAACTTGCGGTGCGTTTTTAGCTAAGTTTGTTAGTGGTGTCTTATTTGTTGCTGTATTTACCTGAGGACCAGAATGGTCAAATTGGCCAGCAAAAGGTTGAATAGAAGAAAATTGACTTCCATTCTTTTTATAAAAAGATGCTAAATCTACAGTTTCAAATTTACTTATGCTTGGTCCATCTGCCATGTTATGCTCCTGCTGGGGTTCTACCTAAAAACATAGTTTCTCCAACTTTTCTGCCATCTAGAGTAACGTTTCCACCCTGTTTAATTACACCTATTAATTCATCCATTTTGGATAATAATTGTTTGTTTACATCATTGTCTTTTTCAACACTTTCTGAACTTTGTCCATCCTTTCCACTAGAACCAGATTCTCCATCTTTTCCAGATAATTCTGATGACGTTGAAGTTTCACCTTCTTTTTCTTCGTCTCCACTAAATATACTAAATACTGTTCCTAATACTGCTCCCATAGCTGCTAATGCTACTAGTGTAGGAAGGAATGGAGTAATGGCTGCAAGACCAAATGCAAATGGAATTAATCCTAATCCCATTGCGGCGAAACCTGCAGCAATCATCATAAATGCTCCTCCTAATCCTGCTAATTCTGTTATGGTTTCGCCTATTTCTCCCATCATTGAAAATCCTTTTGCCATTTCTTGTATTGCTTTTCCTAGCACATAAACCGCGGCAGCTACTATTAACATTGCAGCGGCTCCTGCAATAATTGCAATTGCTCCAACTCCTGAAGACATTATTGCCCCTAATAAAGCTACGGCTCCAACTAATGCCAGCATACCAACTACGGCTTTACCAACATCTCCCCAACTAACTTCTGAAAATTCTTGTACAGCCTTACCAAACACATATACAGCTGCTGCAACAACAACCATTGCGGCTGCTCCCATAAGAACTTTTTTCATATCGACTTTTCCTAGCTTATCCATAAAACTAGTACTTCCTGATCCAGAGGTACCTGCAGCTGCTTCTGTTGCTTTTGTTGGACTAGGTATTGCTGACTTTACTTTATCTGTACCCTTTGAAACTAAGTCTTTACCTTTGTCTTTAGCTTTATCAGTTACTTTTGAAACTAAGTCTTTACCTTTGTCCTTAGCTTTATCGGTTACTTTTGAAACTAAGTCTTTACCTTTGTCCTTAGCTTTATCGGTTACTTTTGAAACTAAGTCTCCAGCTGGAGATTCTTCTTGTCCAAAACCTAAAAACTTTTTTAGTATGCCCATTCCACTTGAGGCAGCTTTTGCTGCGTCTTTAATACCTTGCTTCATTGACCCATACGCTCCAACTCCAGCAATTATTGAGTTTACATTTTCTGCTGCAAAACCAGCAAGTCTTTCTCCATGTGGTACAGCTTCAGCTGCTAATTCGCCAGTCTTTTTAAAATGCTCTAGTTCTTCACCTTTAAGACTAGTTATTTTATCTTGATTAGCAAGCATCTTAGTCATTTCTTCAACAGTAAGTCCGGCTGCGGCCGCTGCTGCTTCTTGTTGTAGTACTGATAGGTTTTGGAAGTCTTCAACAGTACCAAACTCTTTTGCTAATTCTTTAAGAACTGTTAAGTGGTCTCCTTGTAAAGCGGCTGCTCTTGCTGTTTCTAGATTAAGTTCTCTGCCTAGCATTACCTCTGCTTCCATTTCTGCATTTAAAGAATTTTCTATATCTAATAGCCCTTTACTTGCAGAAACTAGTGAGGCCATTTCTATGCCTACCTTTTTAGTTGCAAGCGCAGTTAATGCCATTCTTTTTGCGCCTTCAGATCCAAATCTTGCAAACTCTTCACTATTAGTTGCCATTTCAGAAAGTATTTCTCCTGGAGCAACATCGTTTGCCTCTGCTAATGCTATTGCGCCAGCAGTAAGCGCATCTGCAGCCTCTTCACTTCCTCCTGTAATATCTAATTGTATTTTTCTTAAGTTTGCTGCTTCAGTAACCGATACTCCATATCTTTCGGACATGATACCAACCGCCTTAACGTTGCCATATGTTACCTCACTAAGATCTGATGCTGAGTCAATCATCGATTCTTGGGCTTTGACAAAGTCCATACCCATTCCAGCAAATTCCATATTTAATAGCTTGGTTTGTTTTCCAAGTTTAAATGCAGTACCTTGACTTACACCTAAGTTTTTTGCTAAGTCTCTAGTACTTATAACTTGATCTGCTAAAAATTTAGATACTGCTCCAAATGCTAAAAATCCGTTACTAAATACTCCAATATATTTTGTGGCTCCAGCTTTTAAATTTTTAAGCATATCATCTTGTTCAGACAATGCTTCTTGTTGAGACTGTAATATATCTCTTCTAGATATTCCAAGCGCATTTGTTTGATTTAACTCTTCATTTAAAGCTGCAACATTATTAAACTGTCCATCTACGGCAGCTGTAATGTTGTCAACTTCTTCTCCTGTTAAATCATATTTTGAAGCTAAGTCTTGAACTATTTCGGCCTGTCTTCCTTGTACGTCTTCAAGATCTAGGTTTCCGTCTACAACCTCTTTCATTAAGTCTCTTTCAAGACTAGCTATTTCTAATATTGCTTGAGACTTTCCAACCCTTCCAGAATCTAATGCTTCTTTGGCTTTTAAAGTTAATAAAGAAGATTGGTCAAATCCTTCTATAGCTTTAGCAGATAATACTTTTTCTTTTTGAAAGTCTGTAATATCTTTTTCTATACCTTTTAGTTTTGCAGAGGTTTTTAGTTGTTCTTTATATTCTGTTGCAATTTTGGCAACAGCTTCTTTTTGATCTTCTACTTTTTCTGAAATTGTATCTAAAGATTTTTCTTGGGCATCTAATGCTTTTTTATATGCTTTAGCTTCTTTTGACCGCTTATCTGAAAACTCCTCGTACTTAGTGTACATGGTGCCAACCCTTCTAACCGCGTCGTCAAGGTTTTTGTTGAGCCTTTTTTGCTCATCATTGGCTTTTTTTATGTCTTCAAATTTTGCCATTAGTTATATTACAGTTTATTTATTGCGTCTATATACGCATTTGTTCTTGGGTTATCAGAAGATTTCATGAGTGCTACCAACTCAGGAGTATCCATCATCTTTTTTACTGCTCTTTTTTGGGCAGCCTTTGACATACCGGCAAAAAGTTTACCTAAAAGTTTAGTTATTGCATTTTCTTCTGAGATTATTGATTTAACCTCTATTCTAACTTGTTTGCGAAGTTCTTGTTCTGTCATTTATTGTCTCCTGATTTTCATAGTTTATCATATATAAATATCAGAAAGTTAGAGTTATTATCTCTTTCGAGGCATTCTTGGAGTAGATTTTTTGTTTTGTTTTTCTATGTCTTCTTTTTCTTTCTTTTTGACTTCTTTTAATTTGTCAAGATAGAATCTTCTAAGATGGACCGGCATTGTATACAGGTCAGACCAGTTAAAACCCCCTTGTGAGTAGTATGCCATATCAAATAGCAATTTGTGCAGAATGGCCCTATAATTAGGACCTAGGCCAAAAAAACTTAACGGACATCGGCATAGTAATAGAGTGTTCTTCTCCATCATCTTCGCCATAATATGAGTATGTAAGGTCTATATCTGGAGATACTTGTTTTATATACTCTCTAAATTCAAGAGAATCTCTAGATAAGAACTCTGTGTCCACAAACTTGGATATTTTAATTCTATCCATTTCTCCATCAACAGATAATATCATATGCTTTAGTCTAGTGCTTAGTTCTGGTGACACACCGGATATTCTGTTTGAAGCCTTTTTTGCTGCCTTTATTGAATCTGCTATTTTTTTATCATCACCATGTGTTAAAAGCTTAAATTCAAGCATTCTCTTTGAAGCTGGTAGTTGAAAAGAAAATTTATTTTGTCCTTTTTCAAAATTTGATTCGTCTAGCATTTTATTAGAAAATAAAGTAAGGTCTATGTTTTCAGTTTGCTTGTGTCCTGATGGATTTGTTAGTTCAACCTCGTAGTCTTTCCCATACGCTAATACCCTTGCTGCTATCATGATTGCATTTTTATCTCCAACTAGTAGCTCGTTATAATTTATAGGACTAACTATAAGTGATCTTAATAATACATCTATAACAGTTCCATTTTTAATTAAGTTTTGAGAAGTAAGAATATCTTCTTCTTTAGCTGTCATATACTTAATTTCTACCTTTCCTGAAGATAGTGGGCTAGTCTCAGGATATAATAATCCTTCACTAGGTAATTCTATTGTTTCAGTTGGGAATGGATAATTTTTTGCTGATTCATTAACTGCATTGCCTGCATCTTGAATTGCTAAATTTTTTATATCTTGATCTGATAATCTTTCTTGTCCTGGGTAATCTGGGTCTACTACTTTAGTCATAACTTTTCTCCTATTGTTTCTAATATAACATATATAAATATATATTTCCGCAAAAAATAAACAAAAAAAGACCCTAACTTGTAGGGTCTTCTTAAAATATATAATTTTATATTAGAATTGTAGTATCCAGTAATCACATTGAATTTCCATAGTGATTTCGTTTACTGCATTAGTAGCTGTCCAATCTATTGCTCCAAAGTCTGCACTTGTAATATATGCACCTTTACCTGTCCATTCTTCTACTTTATCACCTACTGGTCCAAGTACGTTGATTGTTACGTCTTTCTTATAAAAGTCTGCATAACCATCTCTACCTGTTACTGATTCGTGGTGTAAACGTACCCATTCCATAACTGCTTGCGCACCTGAAGGAACGATTGGATCGTAAAGTGTTAAACTTATAGGGCCCCAAGTACTTTTACCTTTAACGTATCTTGAAACGTTTATATGTTGTAATTCAACTGTTTCAGTTGTAATAACTGGTCTTGCAGCTGTTTTAATAAGATACGCTGGTATTCCATCAACATAAAATATAAATCTATTTTGCTGTTTTGGTTCAAACGCCGTGAACATTATTTCATTTGGATCGACTAGATTTGCCATTTATTTTTCTCCTCTATATATAAATATCTTCTTTACTGTTTTTTATTCTTCGAAAGATGCACCAGTTCTCATAATATTAAAGTCAACGATGATAAATTCTGCAGCTTTTGCAGGCTGTAGGAATATTTCACCTTTCATTTGATTTCTGTCTACAACATCAGGTGTATTATTTGATTCGTCCATTACTACTTTAAACGCATACAATCCTTGTTGTTGCTGTACTGTTTCTAGGTATGGATTAACAATGTTTAAGAACCTGTTTCTTGTTGCTGTTGTGTTATTTTCGAATACTAAATATCTAGTTGAAGATGCAATAAATTTCTTAAGTTTAATTAGCAATCTTCTAACATTAATTCTATCAAGTGCAGAAGGTTTTGTTTGTAAAGTTTTTTGGCCCCAAATACATACTCCAGTGTTAGGGAATATTGCAATTGGATTTACTTTACCTTCATATAATTCATCTCTTTCTGAGTGAGTTAATCTTGTATATGGTTCAGTTACCGTTGTTAAACTTCCTCTGTTTAATCCTGCAGGTGCAAACCAAGGGAAAGCAACCTTATCATTAAACGACATAACTCCAGGTACTACAACAGATGGTGGAACAAATAAGAATTTATTTACAGTTGCATCAAAAACTCTAACCCATGGATAGTACATTGCTGCATAGTTAGTGTCATAATTTGCGGCTTGAGTTGTTGCTGCTGTTACTGAATCGCCATTAAGAGAATTAACTCCATCTACAATGTAAAATGCATCACCTCTATCTTCACAAACCTCAATTACTTTTGCAACTATGTTAGAAGCATTTTGTGTTAATATACCAGGAGCAACTATAAGATTAATATCTATTTCGTCTGGATTAGCTACTGTATCGATAGCTTTTTTGTATACTCTATATCCTTCATCGCCTGTACTTGCAAAGCTGTATCCAAAGCTATTTCCAGATGCTAAATCTTTTCCTATAGCTATTTGTTTTGCTGGGTTTTTTCCATCAAATCCACCTTGGAAACCAAGAGTAAATCTTTTGTTATTTAATGCACTATCTAAACCAACTTCTCCGCCAGTTGAACCGTTTGTACAGCTAGAAAGTAAGAATGTTCTATTTTTACCAACTGCTGCTGTGTCGGATAGTGGAGCTAAGTAGTTATACATACCATTGTTTAATATATCTTCATTAAAGTTCATTCCAAAGTATGTTACGGTGTCTGTTTCTAAACTTCTAGATGTTACCAAAGCAACTTCTGGATAGTATGCTGTATCTGTAGAAGCGTTTTCATCAGCTACTGTTACTGAGAATGGAGATATATAAGCTTCATGTCCAAATGGTACTAGTTGTTCTGAATAAACTGCGTTTCTAACGCTTTCGTGTACTTCTACTCTAACATATCTAGATATATTTGGATAATCACCAGTAGTTATCAATTTCCCTGCACCATCATAAGATCTATCTCTATCACCAATTAATCTAGCAATATAGTTTGGTGAATTAGGATCTAGGTTACAGTTTGAGTAAGATTCTAAAGCAATAACTTTATTATCTGAATCATCAATTTTTCTAATTGTTATACTAAAGTTTCCATAGTCTTGTCCACTTACACTTCCTGCTTTTTTGATAGACGTTACA